CCTTATTTGGAAGATATTATTTCATATTATTTTAATGAAAAAAATAAAAATAATTGGTCAAATAACGATATCCATAAGACATCAATACAAATATCAAAAATTTTATATAATATAATATTATCTATTGATAATAATTATAAATTGAAAAATGAAAATATTCTATTATGGATATCAACAAATAGAATATTTAATTAGAATAAGCGAGGCCACCCATACCGGATAATATTCTAAGAACGTTGTAATTTACAGCATATATGTGTATAGAACCTTCAATTAGAGAAGATAATGATAGAACAGCAGTATCTATACGAGACATATTTAAAGTTCCACTTGGTTGATGTTCTTCGGGTTTAATAGCAAAGGAATAAACGTTTATACCTTTGTGGTAATCATCGGGGGTATTTTCATGATGTTGATAAGGTTGTACTAAAGAGAAATAATCTCCTTTTCTTTGCGCGAAACGATCATTGCCGTTAAGCATTATTTTAGCTTGCATAACAGGATTTACTGATTTAATATAATCATTAAGTGATGCTGTAGCATCATTCTCATTCAATGGTTTTGCCGTTGAAAAGTTATTCCAATAAACAGAATCATCATTTTTTTTTATAGCCCATACAAGTTCTTTACAAGGGTGATTGAAATTCATACGCATACTTTTCATACCATCTTCATTAGCAGAAGCAGTGATATTGTCGGTTCCGGTAAATTGAAGTTGTTCTATTAAATATTCGTGAGATAATTGAGCAAATCTTCTGCGTTCATCAGTATCTAAGAATATATAATCGACCCATAATTTTGGTGCTTCAAGAACTATATTAGCGTTGTCATAAGTATTATTTTTTATAGTATCTGCTTGAAAAGTAGTATTTGTAGTTTGCTCATCAACTAACTTAGCTTGTGATTCATATTCTACATTAATTTTGACTTCATGATATTGCAAAGCGATTAAAGGTAAGGCAAGACCTACATTGCGGCAAAACCAGAATTCGAGAGGCACATATAATTCATATGATTTTTTTGTTTCAAGTAAAGTACAATTATTAAATTTGTTTGCTCCAATCATTTTATAATAACCCTCGCGTTTGCCAAAAGGAAGAGATAATTCGTTCCATATATATAACCATTCGGAATAATGTTTGTCTATACGTTGGCCACCTATTTCAAGTTCAATCGTTTTTAATAATTTTTGTCCAAAATTTGGAACTAATGCTACGCTTGTGTCTGCATTATTTTTAATTTGTCCATAGAAGTAAACACGATGTATTAAATCTCCGTTGCGAGTTAACTGAAAAGTAGCACGAGAACCAAGTGAATTGCTTCCTGTAGCTGTTTGTTCTATAGCTTCAATAGCGAAGTTAGTATGACGACGATAAACTACTTTGAAAAAGGTAATTTGAGGATTACCGGTTAAATAAACATCCTGGGCACCATAAGCAACTAATTGAAGAAGACCACCACCCATTTACGCTATATTCTTTATACTATTAGAGGAGAAAAAAAAAAGGAATATTATAGCATTTAACAACATTTATTATTTATAAATTTAGTAATATAATAAATTATTTAATTAGAATAAGCTAAACCACCCATACCAGATAATATACGTAGTACGTTATAATTAACCGCATATACATTTAGGTTTTTGGTATAATTGGCAAGTGCATAGGTTGCATTTAATTCTAAATTTAGAACAGCAGTATCTATACGCGACATGTTTAGTGTGCCACTTGGTTGATGTTCTTCAGGTTTTAAAGCGAATGAATAAACATTTATTCCTGGGTTAGATGGAATATTTTCGTGATGTTGATAAGGTTGTATTAAGTTAAAGTAAGAACCTGGTCTTGATGAAAAGCGATCATTGCCGTTTAATACAAGTTTAGCACTTTCAATAGGATTTGTAGAAGTTATAGCACTGGTTTCTTTATATAGTTCAGACGAAGTACCGGCATAGTCGTTAGCTGTGGTAGAATAGTTGACCCAATTTTTATTTTTAATATGTACATCAGCAGCAGTAGCTGTAAAATCCGAAGAGCAAAACCATACTAATTCTTTGCAAGGATGATTGAAAGATAATTTAGGTTTCATGCTTTTTCCGGTTATAGTTTCAGAACCAGTAAATTGAAGTTGTTCTATTAAATATTCATGCGATAATTGGGCAAATCTTCTGCGTTCATCAGTGTCTAAGAATATATAATCTACCCATAAATTCACACCTGATAATTCAGTAATACCATCAGCTGCTCCTTTGCATTTATCTTTATCTTCAAATAAAATATTAATTTTAACTTCATGATATTGGAGAGCAATTAAAGGTAGTGCTAAACCGACATTACGACAAAACCAGAATTCCAATGGTATATATAAATTGGCATTGGTGAGAACTTCAAGTTTATTATTAGCCCCTACCATAGTTTTGTAAGCTTCTTTTTTAGCATAAGGCAGTGAAAGTTCATTCCATACATACATCCAGTGAGAATAGTGTTTATCTATCTTTTGACCACCTATTTCGATTTCTACATAATTTATTAAACGGAGGCCGAAATAAGGACATACTGCTTTACTTGAAGTATAATTAATTATTGATAAATATACACGATGTATTAAATCACCATTTCTTGATATTTGGCAAGTTACGCGGTTGCCAAAAGTAGGAGTTCCGTTAAAGGTTTGTTGAATGGCTTCAATAGCGAAGTTAGTATGACGACGATAAACTACTTTGAAAAAGGTAATTTGAGGATTACCGGTTAAATAAACATCCTGGGCACCATAAGCAACTAATTGAAGAAGACCACCACCCATTTACGCTATATTCTTTATACTATTAGAGGAGAAAAAAAAAAGGAAAATATATAACACATTTATTAAATTAATTAGAATAAGCTAAACCACCCATTCCGGATAATATACGTAATACGTTATAGTTAACCGCATATATATTAATACCATCGTATGAATAATTGGCTGCTGTTGAGCCAGGGTCTTCAGCTTCAATCATTAGGGTCGCAGTATCAATACGAGACATATTTAAAGTTCCACTTGGTTGATGTTCTTCAGGTTTTAAAGCAAAAGAATACACGTTGATAGGGTTATTAACAGGTACATTGGTGTGATGTTGATAAGGTTGTACGTGAGTGAAATATAATCCTTCTCTAACTGCGAAACGATCATTGCCGTTTAATTGTAAAATAGCACTTTTTAAGGGATTTTTGAAAATCTCTGGATCAACTTGGTATATATAATTGCTTGTTTTACTTACAGCATTTTCTTCAGTAACAGCATTGGTAACATAATTATAATCATACCATCTGTCTTTTTTATGAGTTCCTTTGCTTTTAGCAACCCAAATTAATTCTTTGCAAGGATGATTAAAGTTTAATTTAATTCTATTAGTTCCTGTATTAAGAGTTTCAGAACCAGTAAATTGTAATTGCTCAATTAAATATTCATGTGATAATTGAGCAAATCTTCTGCGTTCATCAGTATCTAAGAATATGTAGTCAACCCATAAAGATGCGTTAGTTATATTAGGTATATTAGCATAAGTAGTGTCTTTCAAAGTACAATTCTTCATTGATTCGAATTCTATTTTAACTTTAACTTCGTGATATTGTAGAGCTATTAAAGGTAATGATAGACCTACATTGCGGCAAAACCAGAATTCTAATGGTATATATAGCGTACTATCTCTGGTTGATAATATATCTTTATCAGCACCTACCATAGTTTGATAAGCATATCTTTTGCCTGCTGGTAAAGATAATTCATTCCATATGTATAACCAATCGGAATAATGTTTATCTATTTGTTGACCACCTATTTCAATAACAACAGATTTAATTAATCGAAGACCGAAGTAGTTGACATATGAGTCGCCAGCAGTAGTGCCACTTCTTTTTGGTACGGAAACTTGTAAATACATGCGGTTAATTAAATCTCCATTGCGTGATATTTGACAAGTTACAGTATTTTCATATCCTACATTTCCGTTAAAAGTTTGTTGAATAGCTTCCATAGCGAAGTTAGTATGACGACGATAAACTACTTTGAAAAAGGTAATTTGAGGATTACCAGTTAAATAAACATCCTGGGCACCATAAGCAACTAATTGAAGAAGACCACCACCCATTTACGCTATATTCTTTATACTATTAGAGGAGAAAAAAATATAGATTATATAACACAACTTAATTTTATTTTATATATAAACCTTAATATTTATAATTCAAATATAATGATGTTCAAAGAGAAGTCGTCAAAAAAAAAGGTATCGGCTGATATAAATGAAACATTTACATTAGATGCTATGCATAATAATATCATAAAAGACTTCGAAAAAAGCGATAAGGAGAAATTATATTATAAT